AATGGAAATACTATACACAGGAGTATCTAAATAAATATAATCAAGACTGCTTAAATGAAGCTGGCTTTCCATGCTTTTAATATACACATCATCTTCATAATCTGAATCAAATATGATTTTATTAGCTACATCTATTGAATTTGTAACAGTTAAATTTCCAAATGTCATAGTAGGAATTGTTCCTATACCACTACTCATACCTAAAGCACTAACACCTCCAAAAGCATAGAAATTACAAGCTGAATCATCATACTTCTTTACAGCCAAAGAGTTATTCTGGCTGTCCCAATAGAGGACTGCATCTCCAATCCTAAGTCCTTTAGCTAAGGTACTAGCATTAGGAATGTATACATTACCAACGGTGGAAGTCAGTTCTATGTTTTTACCAATAATATTAGTATGTGTTAAATTATTACCTTCGGCTCCAAATCCAATGGCAAGAGTATCAACAGAGACATTATTTTTACTACGCTCATACTCAAGAATGTTTCTTCCCAACATATAAATTTTGGGATTTTCAACATTAAGAGTATTCGGAGACAGTTTTATAGATTCATTATTGGTAGTAGTATCTTTTTCTACTATTAAATCACCCTGAACATTTTGAGGTAATCCTTCATTCCAATAAGTTTGCCCCCAAATACTACGAGAGCCTATGCTCTCATTAAGTTTTGCAGCACTCCCTGTAATACTTATTTCTACTGAAGTATGACCCTCAAGGACATTAGCAATATCATATTTATCAGCAACTGCTGTAGAAGCAACATGACCTAGGTTATCTACAGTAATTCTATATAATTTTAAACTACTTTGTGCTGTATAAGTGGGATGAGAGTATACAGTATTTTCCCAAGGAACATTTACATAGGCTTTATTATCACTGAGTGCAACTGGATAGTTTTTACCATTCTGTGTGTATCCTATCCTAATACCTCCAAGAGTACTAGTAGTAGCAGCTGTTAATGACATAGTTCCACTGCTAGCACTAAGTCCATCACCTGCTTTTACTATGCCCATAGCGTTACCATTAGCCTGTGGTAAACTATAGGTATTACCTCCTAAAGTAATAGAACTGAGTATGCTATTTGCTGTGCCAGCATTAATACCAAAAGCAACATTATTCCATTTACTGTTACCATATTGTAGAATATGACCATCAACAATTGGTGTATTTGTATATCCAGAATCTGTACCAACATCTCCTACTTTCCACAGATTAGTAATACTAGTACTTCCACCAATTCCTGAAGCATCTATCCACTTATAATTATCACCTGAGTCTTTTGCAAGAATCTTACTTGCTACAAATTGAGCTGGAGCAGTTCCAAGTAAATCTTCTAAATCAATTGAACCTACCTTCCACTTTGTGCCATTATAAATAATAGTGTCTCCAGTACTAGGACTAACAGTGCTTGTAGTTCCATAGTAATCATTACTATTAATATGTCCTAATAGATTATTAAGTGGAGTGCCTTCTCCTTCTCCTCCACCGCCACTTCCACCAGAAGAGCTGTTTCCCAAAGCACTAACTCCACCAGTAGCATAGATATGGGCAGGATTACTACTATTATCCCACGCTTCTATTTTAAGTGTATGATTACCTTCTTCTGGAGCTATCCTGACACCATTGCTAAATTCAATGGCACCATTGATTTTATACACTCCGTTACTCGGAGTTGCAGGAAACTTATTTCCCCACCATTCATACACAGCATTAGTACCAGCCATGTTTACCTTAGCAACGTAGTTACTTAATGCGTTACTAAGATGAGAGGCATTAATCTGCTCAGAAGTATTTGTGTCAAGCTGCTGCCAAGTTACACCTCCACCAGTTCCAGACCCTCCTGTAGGAGTAGTTATATATCCCCATCCAGTATTACTACTCCAATGCAGAATTTGGTCATCCAATGAAGGATTGTCTTTACCATTAAGACCATTAAGAAGCAGGGTACCAGTAATGGAACTTGTACCATCACCTTCTCCTCCACCTCCTGTTGCCCAAGAGTCTTCATGAGCTTGTATATACTTGATGATGTCCTCAAACATTTTACCCACTCTATCGTGGCTATTTTGAGAATCATGGATTTCCCCCCTGATAATACCAGCATCTGTAAGGAGTCCCTGAACTGTTATCTCACTCATATCTATTCCCTTTCTATTTTAATATTCAACGTTTAACCTCTCACTCTCCCAATCTCCTTATTGCCAAGTCTCTCAAACCTGTTGTAGAATTCATTCTTCCTTACAATAATCTGGTTAAGCATATTGGTAAGGCTCTGCATTTCTGAGAGGCTTGGTGTCTTGAATTCTTCCTCAAGCTGTCCTGCAGCCCATGCATATTCCTGCTCTGTGTGCTGAAGTACCTGAGGTGTTACCTTGCCTAAGTCAAACAGCTGGGTGAACAGCTGGCACTTGATATACAGCTCCAAGGCTTTCAGGTATTTAGAGTTGTCAACCAGCAGGGGGTATCCTTCATCATCAACTGGTATGGCCTTATAGGCTATGATTACATCTCCCTTAGGGAATGAGGTGATGATTACCCTGCCCTGAATCTTGAAGGCTGGCTCATGCTGAAGATGGTTATACAGCCTTCCACCTGGATTATAGACATCAGTCATTGACCTCAGTGGAACATCAGTCCTGCAGTCCTTCACCATGATTACCTCTACAAGGTCACAGGGAAGCTTTCCCCTATAGTCACAGATAGGCACTTGTGCCTGCTTGTCCTCATACAGCTCTGGAAAGCCAAATGTCCCTATAAAGTCCAAGGTGTACTGAATAGCCTGCTCAAGAGTAAAATCCTGAAGCAGTGGATGCCTCAATACCCTTGAAAGCAATTCCCTTATGTTTATGTATTCTATCTTTCTGACCATATCAGTCTGTATTTAACTTCATTACATTGACTTTTCTCTCCTCTATAGCTCTGCCCATCTTCCTTACAAAGCTCCTGTTAGCCCTGAACAAGTAGAATCTCTTGTTAGTATAGTTGGCTCTAGTCTTGTCATACCTAATAAAGGTAATCTCATCCTGAACCCTTTTCACAGTCTTATGACTGTTCCTTGCTTCCTCATCCACATACCACAGCTGCAGAGTCTTCAGCCAGTCTGTCCTATAGTTGGTCTTTATTTCACCCTTCTCTATGGCTACCCTAGCTGGAATACTTGCCAGATAGAAGCTTCCCATTCCGCAGGGTAAATCAACCTTATGTCCTTCCAATATCTGCTCTACCAATATCTCGTTGACAGAATCTATGACACAGCTATAGAGAGTGTGAGAAACAGTATTGTGGTCCAACAGTCTCCACTTGTTCTTCCTTACCCACTTCCATGCATCCCTTGCCCCAAGGCAGTGACTGATAGTGTGAGGCTTTGAACCTCTCTTCTGCAGTCTGTTTAAGAATGCCTGGTAGCTCATCATCTGCTCAGATTGTCATCAGCATTGTTTTCCTTATCCTCTGGGGCTACAACTGAGGGAGAGAGTTCCTTGGCCACCAATTCAATAAGAGGGGCTATGAGAGCATCTTCTAATGGGAAATTCCTGTCAAGGATATCACACTCCTTGCCATCTTCTCCACCACACTCAAGCTCTGAAGCTTCTTCTGCATTCTCAAAAATTCCCTGCAGCTGGGCTTCATTCAGATACATGAACTGCGGATTCTGTGATGTAAGGTAGATTCTGTTACTTGGGTCAAGTGTGGCATAAATCATATTCTTCATCCACTTGTTATGACCTGTGTACTTAAACCTGTCCTTAGTCACAAAGGTTATCTCTCCATTGTAGTAGCTGCCAGATGTGTAGAGTCTTGTAGTACCCACTGGAAGGGTAACTGGCACTTCCTTTGTAGTACGCAGATAATAGCCACCCTCACATGGGTAGCCTTCTATGGCTTCTGTAGGCTCAAGCTCCAGACAGAGAGTCTGATAGTTGCTCTCAGGAACCTGTTTCTTCAAGTCCTGTGCATACTTCTGCTTTAACAGAAAACTCCTGTATCTGCCTGCAAGAAAGATGATATGCTCTTCAGTGAAGTGACTGTCATCAGAGACTTCCTTGAGCATATCTAAGACCATGTAGACTATCTCCTTGTATTTTGCCATAGTATTCTGCTTTAATAATAAAGGGGAATCAGGGACCTATTTCCCTAATCCCCCTTTTGCGATTTTAAAACAATTCTATATGTATAACAAAAACGAATTAACCCCAGCTTGTTGACTTCTTGATTTCAACACCTGTACCTTCAAGGAAGGCATAAAGTCCATTAGCAGGAGTAGTAGTACCTCCAGAAGTAGAAGCAGCAGATCCAAACAACCTCTTCAGATTAGCCTTACTACCTACAACAGTCAAAGTCTTCTCACTGTGGCCTACATTGTGGCTGTTACCCTCAAAGTAATAGTGGATATCTACCATGCTATAACCATCTGCAAAACCAGGCACTACCTGATATACAGTGTCAATGTTATAGGGGAATCCAGCGTAGCCATAAACATCACCACGCTCCTTGTGGAAGAAGTACTCCATATCAGCAACTGCTTTTGAGTTGGGCTGAGTACCACCAGCAGTAATAGTAGTACTAGAAGCTGTACCATCAGTGTACTTAGAGCTACCAGCAAACTGTACCTTACCCCAAGCCTTCTCATTGATGTTTGAAGGATAAACCTCAAAGTCAACATACTCTACCTTTGCAGCACCAAGCCTCCAAGGCTGAGCAACTTCCTCAATAACAATAGCAGCAGCAGCAGTAGAACCCCAGCTTGAACTACCTACCAAAACAGGACTAGCACCTGTGGCAGCAGTACTAATACCAACACTTACCAGAGGAGCAGCTTCCCTCTTGAAGTTCTTGGCAAGATTAATAGCCAGCTTCTTATAGAAGTCAGAAGGAGAAGTGTTACCATCACTAATAACTGTAGCAAACTTAACCTTGGTAGAGTTGTAGCCAAGAGCAACGTAGTTCTTAATCTCAATGTTAAGAACATACTCACCTTCTGCTACCTTGCTGCTAGAAATGAGGCTAGAGTCCAAAGTAAGAACTGCCTTCTTATTCTTGTGTACCATATCAGCAGCATCAGTAAAGCGTACATCTATTACATTGCACTTCTTAATAAGGTCAGACCTCTGGAAGCCGTCAGTTGAAGGGCCCTTATAAAGCATATATGCTTCATCTCCAGCATTGTTAACAACAAACTGGCAAGCACCTGTAGCAAGGTTGCTGAGGTCTGCTGCCTTTACAGCAGGTGAAGCATTCCCGTCTACTTTAACAGGTTCCTTGACATTTGTAGTGTCTGCACTGCCAGTAGGAACGACATAAAACTGTCTAACTTGATTTTCTGTAAACATAATCTTAAATCCGTTAAATTCAACATTGCCAATCAGTCTTACAGTAACCTCATGGCGGTTATCTAATTATTATACTTGTTCTTGTGTTGATTGTGGGACTCTGTATCCCCTGCTCTGTAAGGCCATCAATACAGCCCTTTCCAGAATTCTTTGATGCAGCACCTCAGGCAGTTCACACTCCATAGCCATTGATTCATCATTGATGGTCTGGCCATCTGTGAGATTAATCAGAATGATTGGATTAACCTTGACAAGATATCTCAGATAGTAGGATTCTACTGGATACTTGCAGACTATTTCCACCACTCCATCAGCCAAGTCAAGCCTCAAGGCTCTCCTGTCTGTAGGACCTCTGAAGGGATTCTTCTTAATCCTGTGGTATTCATCCTGCCTTACAGGTACTACTTCAATATTAGTAAGACCATCACATTTGCCACTAGAGAGCTTTACAGCTTCGTATGTGATATACATGAGGTCTGTTGGCAGAGAGAAGAAGGTAGAGCTGCTGCTGATGCCAATTGGAGTTCCTGAGGAATTCTCAATGGGCTCCAGAGAGTCTTCCCTAACCAAGTTAGAGAGATACCTTCTCAGCTGCTCTGTCTCTTCGAAACTCTCTCCAAGAGGATTCCTGCCATTGTAAAGGTCTGTGATGACACCATCCTGAGCCATAGTCAGGAACTGTGACTTCTCATACTCATCAAGCCTGATATCCCTGCTTGAGGTATCACTGCCAAACTCTGCCACTGTGGAGTAGCTGTTCAGCAAAGTGTCAAACCCATTACTAAAATCCTCGTTTGTCATTTCCTTAATCTTTATTATTCACTCCTCTGTCCTGCTGCCATCACCATCTGGGCATTATCCTGACCAGTAGCTGTCCAAGCCACCTTAGCCAACTCTACTGCCCTCTGAAGAATATCCTCATGCAAAATGGGGTCTAACTCACAACCTTCAGTACCCTTTGTAATATTGGTGCCAGGATATTGATAGCCATCAATGGTAAGCCCGTCAAGATTTCCTACAATAATAGGCTTTGGGAACCTGATGTACCTGACATCATATAATAATGTCTTATTATCATGCTCTGGAGTAGTGATAATTTCTACGAATTTCTTGTACACATCACCTATCCTCGTACTTGTATTAATCAGTCTCCAAGCCTGATTCTTTAAAGGCCTCTTGTAAGGCTTGCTCATCAGCCTGGTATACTCATCATATCTGAGAGGAATAACCTGAAGATAAGCATAGGGAGTTGTATTTCCAGACCTAAGAACCTCATTAATAACAATAAAGACATCTTCTGGAAAATAGAAGGTTCTACTTCTAAAGTCAATCTTATTAACTGTTACAGAAGTCGGTGTTCCATTTATAGTTACAATAGCTGTCTCTGAAGATGTTCCAGGAACAGTATTCTGGATATTGCAACTCATGGTCTTCATCAGACAAGAGAAGTCTGCCTGCCTCTTAGCAGAGTCATCAAAGCCCTGCCCAATGTTGTTGCCCTTACTGTTGGCAGTGAAATAGTTCTTCACTATCTCATTCTGTGCCTGGGTAAGGAATACACTCTTTTCATATTCATTCAAGCCAGGTGCCTGATTTGAAGTGATATTATTGTAAAGAACATCAAACTGGTTTGAAAACTCTGTTGCTGTCATATTATATTAAGGTTTTAGTTTATTCTATTTTTCTTTCAGCTTAGCCTGCAGACTAAACAGCACTTCCTGATTCTTAGGCTTGGCAAGCCACTTGGCAGCAACATTGACTGTTGGGTCTTCACCATTGCCACACATAGGCTGGTTGCCTTCCTTCAGATATAAGAAGCCACCTCTGTCAGCAATAAGTCCCTTACTGATAGCCTTGCGGATAATCACCTTGGTGTCAAGGCTGTCATCTTCCACAATGCTGAGGAACATCCTTGCATTCTTCGGAGTACTCTTAATCATGTCAAGAGCCTGTGTCTGAAGCCATTCCTTAGTTGTCTTGTCTGCATATTTCTTGCCCATCATGGTCTCTACAACCAGTTTAAGGACATCGTAGTCTTCACCAATCTTACCAAGCTTCATCACTGCCTGAATAGTTACATCAGTATTACTCTGGGTAAGCTGGTTCTCCTGGTTCTCCCTGAGTATTACAAACTCATAGGTTTCCTTAGGCCTTGTTTCCCACTCTTCCCAAGAAGGGCAAATCTTGTCTTTGTTGGCCAGCAAAATCTTCACTGATGCATAGTCTACAGGCTTTGACAAATCAAAGATATTGTCTCTCTTATGAAGGGTTACTGAACCCAAGCCTGTGGGATTGGCAGTACTCCAGAAGTTTGTCTCTGCTGGCTGCTTATAGACACTCAGGGCATTGGGCTCAAGACCCATAGCCTTTTCAAGACAATCTTTTTCCTCATTAGTGAGGACATTCACAAAGGTGTTGCTCTTCTGCAGCTTAGGAACACAGTAAGTACGGAATGCATTCTCATGCATACCATCTCCCATAATGTGATTGGAATCCTGTACCAACCCTGTCTTCTTGGGAAGCTTTCTTACTATTACTCTCTCATTGCGAAGGCAATTCTTCATGTTTTCCATCTTCTCTTCCATTTTTATATATTGATTTTTAATGTTGGTCTTAAAAAGAGATTTGGGGAGGGTGTGTCAGTTCCACCCTACCCCTCATCTCAACATATTAGTACTCAAGGATATCGGGCATAATCCTTACAGTCCTAGTTGGATCCCAGACAACAATACCGATGTCTGCCATCTTGTGGATTACAGCAGCATCTTCATCATTGCTCATGTGGTCATTGTTCCAAGCACCAGTGAAGGGGTTACGCATACCAGCCTCATAGCCACGCCACTCATCTGGATGTCCCTTAATCTTACACTTCTGGATGTTGGGCTCAACACCTGTACCCAGGTCAAGGATATCAAAGATGTAAGAGCTTACAAGACCACCTTCAGGATGAGTCAGCTTAATACCGCTGGCATTGATATTGTCCTTAGTCTGGTCAATCTCAAGAGTAATCTTGATGCCCATAGGAGCAATGTACTCAAATACCTGAGGAGCAGCTACTGAGAGACCACCACCCCAAGGAGCAGCAGCATTGTTTGCCTTCTTCATCAGGCCAAGGCTAACAGCATCAACATCCATGTTGGCTACCCAGCCAGAACCCTGAGCAAGAGCTGCCTTCTGGAACTTAGCACCACCACGCTCACCAGTCCTCATTACCACATGACGCTTGTTGAAGTCTGTCTTACCTGCAAACAGATAGTACAGAGCATCCTCAACAGCCTTCAGAGAGAAGTCATTGTAGTACATGATGTTACCACCATTCTCAATCTGAGCATAGAGGGCATCACCAGTCTTGATGACATCACCTGACTTACCAAAGTTCAGATACTCGCCATTCTTATTACGGTTACTGCGACCCCAAGCATGAGCATAGTTCTTATAGTTGTTGAAGGTCTTCTCAAGCTCAAAGTCCACATTCAGCATCCAAGCATTCACTGGAGTAGGCTTAGCACCACCACCCTTGTTCACGGGAACAGCAATAGCCAGCTTGTCATCCATCATATCACCAGATACCTTGTGGTGAATACGAATCATTGACCACTCATTCCTCAGGCTTGCAGGAATAGCATGGCGGATACCACCAACTTTCCTAGAAAGACCACGCTCTACAAAGGCAGCACCATAAGAGAACTGCTCACCAGGAAGCAACCTCTCTGCGGGAACACCATCAGTGATACCACCCATAGTCTCTACCTTGTACACATAGCGAGTACCCTCTTCACGGGCATCACCCAGAATACGCAGGGGATACCTGTTACCGAGATTACCTTCAATGGTCTCACCATCAAAGAACCAGTGCTCATCAAACACCAGATAGAAAGGCTGTGTGCCAGCACCTACATTAGTAGTAGTAGAACTGGTAACAACAACACCATTCTCATCACGGCACTCTACCAGAGGAATAACACGCTCTGTAGAACCTGTTACATTCCAGATGTACTCTTCACCATTATCAAATTCCTTCACAGGAAGGCTGTTCAACATAGTGTCAAGAGTCTTACCCTGCTCATAAGCCATCAGCTGTACCCACATATTGTTGACCTTCTGGGTCTGGGTGCCGAAAATACTATTGATATGGGTCTTCTTGGTAATGTTGGGTGCCCAAGCAGTAAAATGCTGCATCGTAAATTTTCCAATTTGTCCTGCCATAATCAAAAATAATTAATCGTTAAAAATGTTTTCCCTGTTATATCTAGTTTAATTTTATATAGCCAATTCCCAGCCTTCTCTTCCTGAGGTGTCAGGAGCACTGTTTGCCAGGTTTAAGGTTCCGTCACCATTCCTCCTTGAGTTATTAAGGATATTGGCAACCTCGTCAAAACTGCTCTTAATCTTTGCCTTGGCCTTTGAGCCAGCCAGCTTATCCACATTCTTGAAGTTGTCTGTCAGAGCAAACAGCAGTGCCACATTCTCCATGAATTCTATGGGATTTTCACGCTGGTATTTCTGAAGAGCAGTAATGTAGTTTCCTGCATCATCTCTGTACACTGGCTTGGTAATGCTGTCATAAGCCTTTTGGCGTGTCTGCTTATCCACCTTGACTCCATCATAGAAACTCTCTGTATCCAGAATATGCTTCTTCAGGCTGTCATACTGTTTCTGCTCACTTGCCTTCTGCTGTTTCTTGCGGTCTTCAAGCTCCTTCTGATAGCTGTCTACTTGTCCCTTATAGAACTCCTTACAGCTTTCGTAGGCTTCCTTGGCATCTTCAATGTCAGTACCATCATCAAGGCTTTTCTCAACCATCTTTATGGCCTTCTCATGCTTGAAGCCTCTGTTCACATAGTCCTGATACATCACCTGCTTGCGGAGTTTCTCTC